ACTTATATAAAGGAAAATACTAATTATGGGATCAATACTGGATATACTAAAAAAAGGCATTTCAGCACTAAATCCAGTTGGCACGCCAATGAATAAGAAACCCGTAACTCCTATTACTGCTACACCTCCGATACCCGTCATAGATGCTACTAAAAATACTGGTTATCTTGGTAATGCTGCAAAGAAGAGTGTTGGTTATAATAAGGCAGTACAAGATGTAGCAGAAGAAACTAAATAACAGGGGTAAACTATGAGAAATTGTAGTAAAAGGAAAATAGAATGCTACCTATAAATCGACCTAATACTACTCCTGATCCAGAGGGGGATATTGCTTTTCTTAAAGAAAAACTTAAAGCAAACCAAAGCCCCATTATTAAGAAATTATCTATCCATATTAAAAAGATATGGGATCAGAATCAAAAAGATAATAAGCCAAATCGTTTAGAAATGGTCAATCTTTTTAGGCGTGTTCGTGGAGAATATGAACCTAAGAAACTAATGGCAATTAGGTCTTTCCAAGGTTCGGAAGCTTACTTCAGGACCAGTGAAAATAAAGCAAGGTCTGCGGATTCTTGGATTAAGGATATATATCGTGGCGAGTCCGATCTTCCTTGGGCATTAGAACCAACTGCCAGTCCTGATTTACCTGATGAGACACAGCAACAGATTATTCAAGATACAAAAGTTCATGGTGCAACTATTGAACAGCAACTCATAGCATCTGGTCAAGTACCCGATCCTAATGAAATTGCAGACCTTATGCAAAAGTACTATGAAGAATCTTTAGATAAAGCAAGGGAAGCTTTGATTGCAGAAGCTAAAGATAGATGCAATCGTGCAGCAGTTATGATTAGGGATCAGAATCAAGAAGGTGGTTGGGATGTTGCTTTTAAAGACTTTCTTTATTACTTTATTCGTCTCAAAGCTGGAATAATTAAAGGCCCTGTTCTTGTAAAGAAAAAGAAACAAGTGTGGCAAAAAGGACCGAATGGGTTTGATTTAGTAGCTATTGATACTTTAGTTACTGATGTATATAGTGTATCCCCATTTAATTTCTTCCCATCAAAAGGAATGAAAACCATTGGTGATGGTGATGTTCTTGAGATTCATGAGTTAACCAAACAAACTATTGCTGATCTTAAAGATGTGCCGGGATACTCTAATGATGAGATAACTGCTGTACTCTCAGATTATGCAACTGGTGGGTTGAAAGCAAAATGGTTTGTGATTGATGACGAAACAGCAATAAGACAGGTAACTAAAGAAAAGAATTATCAACAGGCCACTACTCCCCCAACTCAGAATAGTACTGATCTAGCAACTGAAACTATATTAGCCCAAGAGTTTTGGGGAACTGTTTCAGGGACACTCTTAATAGATTGGGGTATGGAGGGTGCAATAGACCCCGATGTACAGTATCAGGTAAATTGTTGGAAGATAGGAGATCATGTAATTAAAGCTGTTATTAATCCTGACAGTCTTGGAAGAAAACCGTATCATATATCTTCTTGGGCAAAGAATCCTGAATGGATTTGGGGTGAGGGTTTAATAGAGTTTGCTGCACCATTAGAAGACGCTCTGAATGCTATTGGCAGAGCACTTATTAATAATATTGCAATTGCTTCTGGTCCAATGTGTGAGATTGATAGAGATAGGGTTGATGCAAAACAGCCAATCTACCCTTGGCGACAGATTGAATCCACCTCTATGCAAATGAAGAATGAAGGGCCAGCAGTAAATTACTATCAACCACAGATGCATTGTAATGAACTTATTACTGCGTGGCAACATTTTAATAAAGTTCTTGATGAGATGACTGTCCCTGCCTATGCGCAGGGGGCCAGTCAAGCTGGAGTGACTGCCGGAACTGCTACAGTATTTACACAACTGCTTGCTGCCGCGTCTCGGAGCATCAAGGCAGTTGTGGCAAACTTAGATGATGATATTATTACTCCATATCTAGAAATGTGTTACGATCATCTGATGAAATTTACTGATGATGATACACTTAAAGGAGATGCCCAAGTTGTAGCTAAAGGTGTTGCGGGTCTTCTTGCTAAAGAACAACAGTCCCAAAGGAAAGTGGAGCTTCTTCAAGTTACTGCTAATCCTCTCTATGCTCAGATTCTTGGTCAGAAGAATATTGGTTCTATCTTAGCTCAGATTTTTAAAGCTAATGATGTGCAGTTACCTGATATGGATCGTTTAGATGGTACTATAGATGCAGATACTCAGATTCAAGAAATACTCATGGCTCAAGCAGGAATACAGAGAGAGAATCTTCCCGGCAATCCTGAAGGACAAATTGGTTCTGGTGGTTCTCCGACAGCACCCCAAGGAACTTTAGAGACCGGGGCAAAATCAGGAGTAGTTAATGGACAATAAACAAATATATTCTCTTATAAAACGCATTAAACAAACCCAAGATGGGTTAGATTTTATTGAGTATCTTAAAGAAATGTCAAAAATTAATTATGAAGAATTTAAATCTTGTGATAGTTCACATAATGATGTTGTTAAGGGTATTGCTATTGCTTACGATAGTTTAATTAAAGTTTTTGAGAAAAATACCGATAATACAATACAGAAGGAAGATTTAGAAATTAATGCTTTTACTTAGTACAAACCTCTTACTCTAATAGGGCGGGGAAATATCTTAATATGAGAGCACCGAAGATTGTTCGGCCTCAGTAAAGGAGTAACAAATGGGAGTTCCTTCACAAGTTGAGGAAGCAGCGGTTTTGGCAGAACAGCTTCATAGTGAAATGTTCTTAACTAATTCTGAAGAAGAGGAAGTAAAACCTGAAGAAGAGGTTAAAGAAGAACCAGAAAATGAAGAAGAGGCAGACGAAGAAGAAGACACACCTCATGATGATGATTTAGATGAACTAAGAAAGTTTAAGTCTCGTTATCTTTCTCTCAAAGGAAAGTACGATGCTGAAGTTCCTAGACTTCAACATGAACTCAAAGACCTTAAAACAAGTGTTTTTGAAAAACTCTCTTCACTTGCTGAAAAACCTGCTGAAACAGTAAAAGAACAAGATAAACAAGATGCTATAATTACTAAGATGAAAGAGGAGTATGGCGAAGATTTTATAGATGGTATTTATAAAATTGCAGAGTATATCGCCGATCAAAAAGTAAAAGCATCTACTGATTCTGTTCAAGAAAAGATTACTTCTGTGGAGGATACACAACTTAAAGTAGCTCAAGAAAACTTTAAAGGTTATTTAGATAGTAAAGTAGAGGGTAATTGGAGAGCATTGTGGGAAGGTAAAGACCCCAAATTTTTAGAGTATCTTCAGAAACCCGATCCTAGCGGACTTTATACGTATGGTGATCTTGTTCAGATGTATAATGACCAATGGGATGCAGATAAATTAGCAATTGTTATTAATACTTATTTGGAGACAATTAAACCAGCTAAAAAAGATGTTCCTAAACCAAATGCTGAAAGAGATGCGCTGATTGCACCAAGTAGATCGACAACTACTACAACTCCAAATCTAGAAGATAAGCAGATTTGGACTAAAGCAAGCATTAAAGAATTTGAACGTGATGATAGAAGAAACAAATACACACCCGAAGATTCACAAAAACTATGGGCTGATCTTTTAACTGCTGCTAGTGAAGGTCGAATCCATTAATAAAAAGGAGATTTAGTTATGTCCGCTTATCCTGTTCAACCCGGAGCACCCGATTATAGTTCGACTAGTACTAATGCATATATCCCTGCGGTATATTCCGCACTTCTAGTTAAGAAATTTTATCCTCAGATTTGTTGGAGTAAACTCTCCAATACTGATTATGAGGGTGATATTAAAGATCATGGCGATACCGTATATATTCGTACTCGTCCAACCATCGAAACTTTTAGGTATAAGAAAGGGATGGTACTTCCCGTTCAGAATCCTGAAAGTCCTTATGTAACTCTTAAAATAGATCAGGGTGAGGGTTTCTCCTTCGCTATTGATAAGGTCGATGAGTTCCAGAGTGATATTAAGCTCATGAACGAGTGGGCTGACGATGCTTCTAAACAGATGGCTCAGGTAATTGATAGGAACGTTCTTATTTCTGTTGCCGCTGCTGGTGCAGTTGGTGGTGGTCAGGCTGCAACTACTGTTTCTGGTTATTCTGCTGCTAACTGTAATGCTGGCCTCCAGACTAACTACACCGTTGCTCTTGGTGCTCTAGTTAATGGCAGCACTACTGCAAAAGGTACTACTGTTTCTCTTGGTACTTCCGCTGCTTCTACTTCTGCATCAACTGGTGATAAAATTACTGCCGAACTTCTCAAGTTTGGTAGATATCTTAGAGAAAACAATGCAGAGGATGCGGGTTGGTTCTGTATCGTGCCCGCTTGGGCAGAACAACATCTCAAAGATATGACAAACAATGCCTTTGGTCTTGCATATGCAACTGGTCAGAACTCCGCTAATGCACTCACCAACTCTGTTCCTAAGTTTGGTGGTTTTGAAATTATTACCTCCAATAACCTACCTGCATCTACTGAATCTGTAACGGATGTTTCTACCATTCTTTTTGGTACTGCTTATGCTACTACCTTCGCTACTCAGATTACTGAAAGTCGCATCATCGACAATCCCTTCGCTTTTGGTAAAATGATGCAGGGTCTTCAGGTTTATGGCTTTAATGTTATTAAACCTCAGCTTCTTGGTGTAACTTTCTGGAAGAATGCATAAGATTTAGATTAAATTAATATAAGGAGGGGCTAAGGCCCCTCCGAGAACTTTCAAATAAAAAATAAGTAAAGGAGATTCATTATGGCCGCTTTTGGTGCTTCTGCTGTTAAAGCAACAAATGTGAAGGTAGCAAAAACCCCTTCACAGAATGATATGCAAACCATTGCTACTCAGACTTTTTCTTTCGTTATCCCCGCTTCTTCTACGGTTGCCTCCGCAACTTTAACTAATTTTTCAATTCCTAGGTACTCCTATCTTGTAGGGTATTGTGTAACCCATTCCGCAACTCTTGGGTCTACTACTCTCGCATTTACTACTGTGACTCAGAATGTTATTTGGGGTGCTGCTGCTACTTACACTGCTGCAACTGTAGGTACTGTAGCTTCTGGTCTTAATCTTATAACTGGTTCAGTAGACGACACTCTTTCAGTAACTACTGCCGCTGCTACTTCTCCAAGTTCGGACGTTACTGTTACAGTAACTTTGATTCTCGCTTCCTATGGTAATACTGCTGGTCTTACTACTTACTCGATCTAAGTAGTTTATTTAAGGGGGTGGTAGTGATCCTGCCACCCCTACTACTTTAAAATAAATTTAAAAAGGATATCTTTATGGCTAGACCCTTTAAAAAAATTGTGCAAACTTCTAACGAAGTTATACAAGAAGTTGTACTAGAACCTACAAAACCAGAGTTGAATTTAGTTGAAGAAAATCTTTTAAATCTTATTTATCAATTACAAGGAGTTATTGCTATTCTAGAAGGACGTGTGGTTACTCTCGAAAAGAAATTAGAGAAACCTGAAGGTAAGTCTATTAATAGAATTGAAGCACATTCTGGAGAAGTTGCATCGACCATTGAAAGCTATAATGGACTGAAAATGGATGAATCAGATAAAGTTCAGAGCATGGTAAATGCTATTAAAATTCTCCCTCCAAATATGATTGTTAAGGGTAGGCATCTTAAAGAGAATGTAGAGGCTATTTGTGGTTTCAAGGTCGATGATGAAATGATGGACGAGGCTTATAAAGGAATAGTACACGATTATCAGGAGAAATAGTTTTGAATCTATCGGATATCAGACAAGAGTGTTGGGATGAGGCAAGAGAAACAGCCACTAATGATTTAGATAGACTGTGGACTACTGCTGAAATGAATCGGTACATCAA